AATGTGTGTGTATAGGACGTACCCACTTGTTCGATACATGATAGAACAAACACCTGGCGGAGAATTAGTGGTGGGTTATAAGTATACCCACATGGTAATATATATAGTTTGCTTATTTTTTATAACTCCTTTTATAAGTGCAGTTGTTTTAAATGACAAACAAAGAAAAAACTGGTGTGTAGCTTATGTAACACAAGTTTGCAGGGAAAACAAATGAATGATAGAATAAGGGAAGCCTTAATACTTAAATATACAGGAGTAATTGCTGAAGCAGAGATAAATGTTAGAATTTATCTTAAAAATCCTGTAGGAATTGGCGAGCATGCCAATATCGTTGGGGCAATAGACGAGCAGATAGAAGTAGCTGCAAACGCCCATGAGAAGTTAGAATTTATCAAAAACCTATCTTACTAGGAAAGGAAAAATAAAACTTGACAACGCACTCAAAAATCTGTATAATATATATTAATGAGTGACAGATATTATAACCAAATGAGGGACGCGACGGGATGGTGCCACGGCATGCCCGAACACCTCAAAAACAAACGGAGAAGAAGAATGGCTTGGACAGATGAATCAAAAGCAGAAGCAGTAGAAATGTATGTAGAACAGGAACCAACACCTGAAACTAGCATGGAAGTTGTAAAGGACATTGCTGACCACTTAGGCGAAAGCCCTAATGGTGTCAGAATGATACTTACTAAAGCTGGCGTTTATGTGAAGAAGTCACCTGCTACAGGAACTGCTAAAGCTAGCGGTGGTGGTAGTGCAAGAGTAAGTAAAGCTGACGCAGCTGAAGCCCTAACAAGTGCTTTAACTGACGCAGGTCAAGTAGTCGATGCAGATATTATCGACAAACTGACTGGTAAGGCTTCTGTTTACTTTACAGGTGTACTGAACAACATTAACAATGGCTAAATAATACTAATCCATTACTAGAAAAGAAAGAGTTTTCTTAATAGTAATGGAGTATTATAGTGAAAAAAGATGAGTTCTTAAGAACTGTATCAGATTGTGGCGACGCAATCATAACCTATAGGTCTACAAACAGTAGAAAACTTAAGTATAATGTTTGTACCCTAGACTTCGATAACAAGTATATCCAAAGCAAGAAAAATCGTGCTAAGGAAACCCCCGATTCAGTTCTGCTGTTTTGTTGGGATACTGACAGTTATCGCCTATTACAACCTAAGAATGTTACTAGTATACAACCTTTAAGTAGTATACTTAGGAACAAACGATGAAGTTGCATGAAGCCCCTGAGTTATATGAAAAAGTAATCTCTGAAAATGAAGAGGGGACGGAGCAAGTCAAATTAACTATCAATACTTTCTACGATACAGAGTATCTGCATTTAAGAAAGTATTATCTCGACTTCGATGGTGACTTCAAGCCATCAAAGGACGGGATAGCAATGAAGCTAGACTTCAATAACTCCAAGGGGTTATTTGAGGGACTAGTTGAAATCCTATCTCTAGCAGAGAGTAAGAGTATTCTTGAGACGCACTTCAAGGATATTTTGGACGAAATTTACCTTCCGTGAATTTAGTTCTTGACTTTGCTTGTGATTTTTGATATAATATATAAATGGAAAATATGAAAGCACTACTACAGCAAGCGTCCGAAGATTACTATAATGGTAAGCCTACGATGTCAGATGAACAATTTGATAAGCTAGCCGTATATGCTAAATATGACGAGGTTGGTTACTCTAGTAGAGATAATAGAGTGCCCCATGCGTTTCAGATGTATTCATTACAGAAGATATTTTCCAATGAGCTTGATAAAGACCCGTTAGCTGACTATAAGGGAGCGACTATTGTTTCTCCTAAACTAGATGGCGCGGCTGTATCATTGCTTTATGTTTCGGGACAACTACACAAAGCCCTTACTCGAGGAGACGGAAAACGTGGTCTGGATATTACAGACCACATGAAGACTCTAGTACCTAATTCATTAGGTAAGTTTACGGGTACTTTGCTTCAGATTACTGGAGAGGTAGTTGCTCCCAAAACTATCAAGAACGCTCGGAACTACGCCGCAGGCGCTCTCAATCTTAAAGACACATCAGAGTTTCAAAGTAGAGACTTGCGTTTCATAGCTTATGGAGTGCAAGAATCATGGAATGAGGCTTGGACTATGGATATGTCTTACCTAAATTCGTTTGGTTTTGATACAGTTCTGTCTAATGACTGGACTGCATACCCTGACGATGGTATTGTCTTTCGTGTAGACAACTATAAGGATTTTTATTCTCTAGGATATACCTCTAAGCACCCCCGAGGTGCATATGCGCTAAAGCAGCGTAATGAAGGAGTTATAACTAAATTAGTTGATGTTATATGGAATGTAGGCAAATCGGGGGTTGTAGCACCTGTAGCTATTCTCGAACCAGTTGATATCGATGGCGCAACAGTCAGTAGAGCCACTCTACACAATATGCGCTACATCAAAGACCTTAACCTAGAAATAGGATGCTTGGTCGAAGTAATCCGTAGTGGAGAAATCATACCTAGAATAATATCAAGGGCTAATTAGTGAAAGATGTGAAGAATTTTTGGACAGTATGGAAGCACGCTCTTGGTTCTTTTGACGAAGAAGATGGGTACGACGCACAAAACGAAAACAGAATATCAATAATACGCACATTTATTGTCGTATCTAATTTACTCTGTGCGTACCTTTTTATGGCTAATATAATAATAGGTTGGCTATGAACAGAAAAATATTTCGAGCAGCAATGGCACTAAAGAAAGCATGGAAGAAGTGGTGGCGAATCTGGGCAAAGAGCCTAGGAGAAAAAGTAGGAGAAACGGATAATCAAGCAAACACAGTTGCTATGGTACGCACCTTTTGGTGGATAGTACATATATTAACTTGTTTTATGATTATAGTTCACAACGCAACTAAACTAGGCTGGATATGATAGCTATGGGAATTATTACAATGATAGACAAATTGTTAGACAAGTTGAGTGATGTATCTCTAAGATTACTAGTAATAACCTCTATATTATTATGGCCGGTATTGCTTGTGGTAATTCTTTTTGGGTGGTTACTTGGCTAGTAAAGGGATATATAACCAGACTTACTTCGAGAATAATCCTGAAGAAAGAGACAGGGAAGGTGTACTTTACGGAATTGTACTAGTCAATACGAAGACATTCGAGAGAGAATGCATCAAGGTAGGAATAGCCAGTGGAAAAGATTGGCGGCATATTATAAAGCGTAGCAGGGGCTTCAAAGGATACGATATTCGTATACAGAAGGTTTGGAGCAGCACTCTTTATAATGTGTGGGCACACGAAGTGTACCTACACGAAATATATAAGGACGATAAACATGTTCCTATGTTTAAGTTTGGAGGTCACACTGAGTGTTTCAAAATTGATTCCCTCATTCTTCAGGACTTTCCAAAAAATAAATCTTGACATAGAACCTGAATTTTGTTATAATATATAAATAGAAATTAAGAGAGAAACGAATGAAGCAAATAATCCCGCCATCGAATTGTCCAGCATGTATGCTAGACCTCGTGTGGGAGAAAGATCAACTCTTTTGTCATAACACTACTTGTAGTGGTAAGACGAGTAAAAAGATTGAGCATTTTGCAAAGACTCTCAAAATAAAAGGTCTCGGACCTCGCACAGTAGAAAAGTTACAGATAGATTCTATCTTTGACCTCTACGAGCTACCACTAGAAATAATGATAGATGCGTTGCAATCCGAGAAACTCGCAGTTAAACTTAGTAGAGAAATTGAGAGTAGTAAAACTGTCGACTTAGTCGAATTACTACCCGCCTTCTCTATAAAACTAATTGGTAACACAGCCTCCCGTAAAATATGCTCAGTAGTAAAACATATCACTGACATCAATGAAGAGACATGCGACCAAGCAGGATTAGGCCCAACTGCAACAGAGAATTTACTAGATTGGTTAATCGAAGAATTTACCAATGGATATGACAGATTACCTTTCAGTTTCAAACAGAAAGAACTATTAGTTCCTAAGACAGAAACCAAAGGGGTAGTTTGTATCACAGGAAAACTCAAAAGCTATAAAACAAAAGCAGCCGCAACACAACACTTAGAAAACATGGGCTATCTTGTTAAAAGCAGTTTGACTAAAGATGTTACAATCTTAGTAAACGAAAGTGGTATCGAATCCACTAAAACACAGGCAGCCCGAGATAAGGGCGTATTAATAATAACAAACTTAAAAGAAATATAGGAAACCAAAATGGCATTACCAAAATGGACAGACGAAAGAACACAACAACTTGTGGACTTCGTTGGAAACACATCACCTATTTCACAAGCTATGGTTGCAGACGCAGCCACTGACTTAGAGACTTCAACAAGAAGTGTCTCGTCTAAGCTTAGAAAAATGGGTCACGACGTAGAACTTGCATCTTCAGTATCAAACAGAACTTTTTCTGAAGACCAAGAAGCTACTTTATCAAACTTTGTATCTGATAACTCAGGTGCATATACTTATGCAGACATCGCATCATCTTTCGAAGATGGTCAATTCTCTGCTAAATCAATACAAGGCAAAATTCTATCAATGGAATTAACTGGCCATGTAAAACCAGCTGAGAAGCCGGAAGCTGTTAGAACTTACTCTCCCGAAGAGGAAGCTACATTTACTACTATGGTAAATGGTGGGTCTTTTGTTGAAGAAATCGCAGAAGCTCTAGGCAAATCTGTTAATTCTATCAGAGGAAAAGCTCTTAGCTTGCTAAGAAGTGGCGATATTAACGCTATTCCTAAGCAAAAAGAAACTAAAGGTAGCTCTAAAGCTGATCCTTTAGCGGAAGTTAACGATATCGACAACATGACTGTTGAAGCTATTGCTGACGAAATCGGCAAAACTGTAAGAGGCGTTAAAACAATGTTGACTCGTAGGGGTCTAACTTGTTCCGATTACGACGGAGCCGCAAGAAAAGAAAAAGCATCTAGCTAAATCTTTTTTTACAAAACTTAGAGCAGGGGGATTATCCTCTGCTCTTTTTTATCTGGGAGGGTAGACTTTGAACTTAACTTCAGCTTTGTTGAAGCAAATAATAACGCAAGAAGATTTTGAATCTTGGGGAAACCTTAGAGTTAATTATCTTAGTGCCGAGTATCAGTCCTTACACAAGGTCATGGATACTCATATTAAAAATTTCAGAAGTCTCCCTACCTTTGATGACCTCAAACTATCCATTCGTGATAGGAAGCTACAAGAAAAAGTATTTGCAATCGAAGCCGTCGAGGTAGATATCGACGCTTGGGTTCTGCTCGAGTACTTAAAAAATGAGTACACGCAAGTAGAAATACTAGATGAGCTGGATAAGTTCATTGACAAAACTGTAGCTATATCTTCGGCAGAAGAAAACGTTGAAGCAATTCAACAGATTGTTCTAGATGTGGGCGAACGAGTAGACCTCAAAGCTCCCGAAGAAAACATGCAAACAATTCCTTTGTTTGATTCAGATAAAGACCTCAAACGATTCTTACCTCTAGGTTTGAATGATGAGTATGACCAAACACTTAAATTCTCACCTAGAGATTTAATACTAGTAGGTGGTCGTAGGGGTGCAGGTAAGTCTATCACTTGTTGTAACATTGCTAATAATGTTTATGAACAAGGAAAGAGTTCCCTCTACTTCACCATAGAGATGGACAGTCGTTCCATACTACAAAGAATGTGCTCGTTAGGAGCGCGTATTCCTATTTCCCGATTAGCTACTAAAAACTTAACAACTGTTGAGTGGGATAGAGTAGCTCAGTGGTGGGCAGGAAGATTTGAAGGTGGAGAGCTATTATTACCTGAGTTTAATGAGACAAGAGACTTTGATGCATTTCATACTAAACTTCAAACTAATCCTTTACATAAGGATAAGCAACTTGATATTGTGTATGACCCTGTACTAAGTCTTTCTAGAATCCGTCAGGAGTTAGAAAGTAAAGTATCACAAAGAGATTATGGAGTTATTGTAGTTGATTACTTAAACCAAGTAAAAAGAAGCAATGCCCCTAGTCGCGGAGGACAATATGACTGGACAGAGCAAATAGAAGTAAGTAAGACTCTGAAAAGTATAGCACAGGAATATGAGATTCCTGTGTTTGCCCCTTACCAAACCGATAATACAGGTGAGGCAAGGTTTGCAAAAGGTATTCTTGATGCAGCAGATGCAGCCTTTACATTAGAGACATGGTCACCAGAAGATGAAGCCATTACCTTTAACTGTACTAAAATGAGAAGTGCAAAGATGGAAGGATTCACAAGTGTAATGGACTGGGAAACACTAAAGATAGGCCCTCAGTCCACCATGAATCCCAAAGAAAAAGAAGATATAAAAGACAGCCTATCTACTGGAGAAGATATACATGACGCAATATAATGATTTAATCATAGAAAAAGCAAAAGAACTAGAAGCCGAAGAGTGGGGCAACCAAGTAAATTACATACACGCTAGTAATGGTGTTATGGAGATTTCTTATAATAACGGACTCAAGAGATTTGAAGAAACTAAACCTAATGGAAAAACATGGACAGAAGGTGAAGTTATCAGTGAGGAAACTCTATTCCAGTCTTTTGGTAGATGGCTTGCAGACCAACGTGGCAAGTGATAGAATAGGACATAAGTCCGCAGAATTAGTAGGCGTACCTCCCTTTGAGATAAGAGAAGTTACTACAGATTTTTTATTAGAGCAACCACAAATTGAGAAGAACATAATGAATGTTCCTCTTAATAAAGCTCTCATGAGGAGTATAGAAAGGAATGGTATAGCCAATCCTTTTCTCTCCATGAAAATGTGGTATCCATTAGCTGGTA